TGTTGAGCTGAATCTGCATCTTGGTCATCAGCTACCAATATCGATACTTCTCTATCACCACTCATATTAAATGATGCAGCTTCAATAACTATAATTCTTGGATCAGGATCAGTAATTGATTCAGCTGTTATGATTGTAACTTGGCCTTCGGTTATAACCTCAACTTCTGCACCTAAGAAAAAACCCGATGGGTGTACAAAATTTCTATAAAGTATTTCCCAATCATTTAGTGATAGTGGTGATTTAATTAACACCGAAAAGATTTGAAATATTCTGCCGTCTTGTAAAACAAACGCGTCTTCTGGGCCAATCTTACCTTGCGTTAAGTCACCAACTCTTAACAGACTATTTTTTGGATATGTTATTTCAACGTTAGTTACGCCAAAGAAAGCTCTAAAAAAACCTTCTGCTGAATATAAAGAACCCTTTACACGAAAGAAGTTACCAAAGTTTCTTAGTGCTTCTCTGGGAAAGGTAAACTGTGTGTGTGATACACCTAGTGCAATTTCATCGAGTACAAAATCAAGTCTTTTAAGTGTAACATCTTCAACATCACGTATTGTGAGTATCTCGTTTACTATGCCACCAAAGTTTTCATCAGAATCCAAGTGTTCATAGTATGCTTCAAGAAATGTTACGAGATTGGGGTATGATGTTGTAAAGTATTCAGGTAGTACCTGTCGTACTAAACTGACTTTATAACTCGACGCTAGTCGGTCGTAATCTTTTAATGTTTCAAAGGTAGCCATTTACGTCACTGATAATGATTGTGTTTGTCTATCAATCTCTGCTGTCGCAGAAGATCTTGCAGTATCTAGTTGCAGTATATAATTCCTTAAAGGTTTAATAGTACCTTCACTTCTAGGCGTTACTCTGATAGGTAAAAATGTCTGACCAGATATAAGCTGTGTAGGTCTGAAACCTACTAAACTCACTTTACCAGATAATGAGTTGTACTCACCTACGTTATCTAATAATACGTTTCCATCTAAGTCTACAATTTCTAATATCGTAGATCCTAAACGATTTTTAATAGTACATATTAAACTATTAAATTCAAATGCATCACTTTGTACTCTAAAGAATACGTCATCTGGTACTGCAATACTTGTAGGGAAATTAACGTCTAACGTATTCAATGTATTAATAGTGATTGTAGGTCGCATTTGCACGCTAACGTTGATAGTACTCGAAAGAATCGAATCATCTAGTGCATCTATTTCAGTTAATAAGTTAGATTTTCTAAAGATACCACCAAACGTAGAAACGTTAGCTTTAAAGAAAGACTTCATTAAGTTAAACACTCTTTCTTCAGCAGAAAGCAATGTAATACCAGTGCGGCCAGGATCATAAGCAAATCTTGTATCTAACTGTAAGAACACGTCTTCTGGATCTGTAAACTTAGTAGTCATTGACATTACAGACAAATTATTTGTGTAGTTCGATTTTATTAAATCTTTTACAGATTGCTTTACTGCATCACTGGTATTATCTTGAAACTGTAACGATATATAAACAGCCCCATAATCTAAAGGCTCGTTCTGATCACCACTCCAGACTGATGCACTTTCTACTTGTGGAAAGTTAGACTCAACCATCGCTTTATAATCAAATGATGTAACCAATCTTTTTTGGCCAGCAAAAGCAATAGGTGCTAACTGTTTAATAGATTCTATAGATTGTTTTGCTGCCCCGCCTGTAGATTCTGTTACTGTCACAACGCTTAAAGTATAGTCTACACCATTCACGGTGACATCTGAAGATGGTGTGAACACAGTACCGTTATTAGCGTCAGCTCCTTTACTTGACAAGTATGTTACTACAACTTTTTCACCTGGTTCCGGTGATTTGCCAAATGAAATTCCATCGCCGAAGTTTAATTCATAAAAACCATTTGGTGCTTCATTCAAAGCGAAGTGTGTTGAGTTTTCATCAACTGAAATTGCTTGACTGATAGGTGTGTATGATGTAAATGATGATGAGCTTGCAGATTCAAATACATTTACTTCTGCAGTAGATGTATCGATCGTTTCATCAGGTATTACGTACACTTGTCTTTCAGTTTTTTCTGGCACAAAAAATGTTTTAGTTTTTTCAGTGCCTTCTACTATCGGTAAGTTTTCTGAATCATCAGTTGTTTTAAATACGTATAAACCCGTGCCATCATCTTTTGCAAAAAAGCTTTCACGTGTTCTAAACGTGTAAGTCACACCGTCAATTGAACTTGTGAACTGAGTACCTTTTGCTAGTTGCAATCTTGCAGGTCGACCAGTGACACCTGCTAAATTGACATTTAAATTAACTGTAGCTGACGCTGCTTTTCTAGAATATACTTCGTAGCCTAGAGTTTGTGCATGTGATACAACAGAACTTCTAAGTTGAGCAGTTGTTAGAAAAGCTTCATTGAGAGAAAAGTTTGCAGTTAATCCATTTATATGACTGTTATAAGCTAGTACGTCTAGAATATTAGATAAACCTGAAGCTTCGAAATCGTAATCTGAAAACTCACTCTTGTTCTTAAAGAAGTTCTTTAAGTTGTTTTTAATGTTTGTAAAGTCAAGGTCGGATGATTTAATTTGTGTTGCCATTTATCTGAGCCTCGTTAAATTTAAGTCTAGTGTAACAGTTTCACCGACACTTAGTACTTCGAACACTACTGTTATTCTTACATTGTTTGTATCAGGTCGTAAGTTTACGTCTACATTGATAACTTGTGCCCTTGGTTCATGTAACTCAACAGCTTCAATTACATTATCTGCTATAAGTTCTGCTTCATCGCCTGTTTCTAATTCAAATAAGAAATCATTTAAATTACCACCAAAAGTGGTATCAAAAGGTTTTTCAAATCTGTTAGTCATTAAAAGATTTTTTACAGATTGTTTTACTGCAGATATAGCTGTTTTCTTAAAAACATCTCCTGCAGGCTTAGCTGCAAAAACTAAATCAATGTCAGAGTAATCAACACTTCGAGCCCCGACGACTGAAGTACCGAACTGATTACCGTCTTCTAAAGAAAATGCTTTTGCCATGTTTCTATTTATACCACTTCTACTAGTTCATTTGTACTTTGTGTATAGTTGTTGAAGCGAGTTTCTATTTCGTTAGTTGATCTTGTAATATATGTTGAAGGCATCTCTGGCATTATCAATATTATTTGAGCAGTAAGACTTCCTCCTACATTAAACGTATCATAACTTAATATCATTTTTTCAAATTGAAGCGAATCTTTCCACCACGCTGCAAGATCAAAAGTTTTCTTATTGTCTATTTCACCTTTTCTATTTCTTAATTCATAAACAACGCACCTTCCTTTAGATTTCAAATCATTTATTCCACCCTCAGTCATTGTTTCATTTGGCCCGGCTCTGTATATACCTTCTGCAACAACTAACCTATACTCATCATACTCATCATCATCAATCATAATTGATTTTAAAACCTGCCCGTGCATGTACAGGTTACGAGCTATTTTAACACGATCCTCTAGTTTTGTAACGTGATCGAATGTTATTGAATCACCATATCCACCTAAGAACTTGGCAATCGTAATGCCATGTTCCAATTCTGTTCTCGATGTGATATTATCCTGATTTTCAGGCTTGTACTTTGGGTGAGGTACGTGTTCTATCTCAGCATTGATAACACTTCCTTGAAACCTCTTTGCTTCTGCGCCTACACTTTTACCTAATACACTCCTAGATCTAACACGCCTAGGTGTTGCCTCATTAGAAATAACTCTATCTACTGATGGTGGAACACTATTTGCAAATGTTGCCGATATTGTGTCCTCAGCTATAAGTGTACCAATAAACTTTGTTTTCTTTTGATTCAAAGGATCTCTTAGTTTAGATCTCGCTTCTGTAGTACTAAGTGTTCTATCTGACACACCCTCGTAGTCTGCATTCCTGTTTACTTGATTGTATAGTATATCACCTTGATCGATTGTTACAGTCCTGACAGCGAATTCAGTTTTATTCAAATATGTAGTCATCACTTGTGATGTAGGTTCTACGGTTACTTTATTAGTTGCTGTCTCTACTGTAGGTGTACCACCTGTTCCGCCCGCTCCAGGAACAGCTGTTCCAGCTCTGTTTGCTTCATCTGCTTTATCAGCTACGCCATTTAAGTCACCATGGAATGTCGTAGCATGCATCGACGTAGAGTTAACTCTGTCACTGTGTGTAGTATTTGCATATATTACCATGCCGTCACCACCCATAGTTCCAATCTCACCAATCACAGTCATGTCACTCGCTGCAATATTCATATTAGGTGCAGTGATAACAGTCTCTACTTGTGATGTTTGTCTCATAGTTCCTTTAGATAAAAACTCTGCAGAGTCACCATACATATGAGATGTTACACCCTTTATAAACTGATTATTATCACCGTGTGTAAGTCTCGTTTCGTTTTTTATAATCTGCTGATATAAGTTTCCACCTACTAAGGATTGCACGTTCTTACCGATGTCCTGTCTGTAACCACCTTTTATATCTTCTTCATGATCACCAAACACATCAACGTTAAAGCTACCACCTACACTTAAGTCATAATCACCATCAACTCTCATCTTTACATTACCGTGATATGTTATATCGCCATCACCTTCAATAATAATCTTTTCATCACCTGCGCCAATACGTACTGTGTTCTTTGTACTATAAACAAGTATCGTACCGTCAGGTTGTATCTCTACACCTGAACCTTTACGGTGTTTAATAAGTATACGTTCACGGCCCGGTGTATCATCGAACTCTTGCACGTGTCCGGACACTGTTTTACGCACTTGGTTGTATGGATATTCTGAAGATGCAAAATCTTTGAATTCGAGGTTAGTGCCTATAGTACCACCACCGTACGGCAGTGTGTTTTCTTCTATACCGCGCGCTTCAAGATTTGTAGTTTGTCTACCGGCGTATTGTCTAAAAGGATATGTATCCGTATTGTCGACAAATCCATCTGGATTTCTCTCAACCTTCTCAGGGATTTGCATTGCCTTGAGTTGTTTATCGCTAATACTCATCCGTCTTCATCCTCGCTGTATCTCTTTAAATAATCAGTAACATCAAAACCTGGTCCCATTGCTATATCAGTAAGCAAATCATCATGTGAGAAACCTTCAACATACGGAAATACTTTAACGATTGTGCTTAATAGTTTATCTAAACTCTTCCATGCTTCATCTGTTATAGACTTTTTGCTATAGGTTTGTTGAGTTTTTTCCTCAGTAGAAACTGCATGACCTGCATCTATTATAATACTAATTCCATCTTTTAACTGTTGCTCAGCAAATTCTAAGTCAACTTCTGCTGGAGTAAAGTTTAAATCTCCAAATGCACTCAATAATCTTTCATTAGCATCTTTAGTTGAAGCAAAGCTTTTGGTGTTTGGAAATGTTTCTAGAGGTATAACTCTTTCAATCGTGCCATTTTTATTAACAAAGTAATGCATCCATGCAGCGCGGTCTCTTTCTGGTATATTGTCAATTCCTATATTAAGAAATTGAAATTGTATTTGTTTACCTCTTATTATATTGTCATTATAGTCTTTTGCACTTCTGTACCTAGCATCTGCTGCAGTTCCTGTCCAACCTATATTGACATTAGTAATTTTTCTTTGAATTGTATTTAATTCAAGCTCAAGTTCTTGAGCACTAGTTACACGAGTATAGATGAAATCACCTATCTGACCTGATGTAACACCTATTTTTTCAATTGGAGTTGTAGGTTCAGCACTTATATTCAAAGAACCACTTTGTAATGAGTTAAATAAATCTGTAAATCCTTTTTCATTTATAATATTTGTAGGAATTTCTGTGTCTGGTACTTGTCCCAGTTCAGGAATCACTTGGTTAACTTCTTTGGATGTTTGACCACCCAGTGATTTACTACCAATGTTGCCTAAAACATTTGCAAAGTCAACTCCCATATTACCAAAGGGATTACGTTCAACGATATCTTGTAAGTTTAATCCTTTAGTTTCATTTATTTTCTTTGTTATAATACCAGCACTTGGAGCAGTTGGCGTATCAACTGGAAAATCTTCAACTGGTATTTTCATTTTAAAAGAACCAATAGGATTATCTAACTGATCCATTTGTATGCTAGAAGTTAACTTCTGATCGATAACTATCTCATCTACAGGATCATTAGATGGGTCTAAGAATTTATCAGATTGTTTTTGTATATCTTCTACTAAGCTAGCTACAGCATCTGGTTCAAAGCCGAACTTTCTCGTAATCTCTTGGAAGTTAGGATCAGATGCAGCTTTTTCTGATGCAAGTTTTAAGTTAGCGTCTATATCGGCTCTGTTCAAAGCATAAGCGTCTTGCAACGTAGCACGGATTGCTTTTGGATTTGAACCTGTAATTGCTGGGTGAGTTACAGTATCTTGTTTTATTGTTTTACCTGTAAGTGTTTCTATATTAGTTTTATCAGTACCTGTAATAGTTTGAACGTTTGAGGTTGAACCTAGAGTGCTAGTAGCTTTTGCAGGTATAGGGTTTGGCTTACCTTTCTTTTTCGCTTCTGCGGCTTTAGCTTCTTGTGCTAGAGTTTGAAAACCGCCTATCAAAGTTCCTACGTCTGATGAACCAGAAGTAAAATCACTAAATAGTTTTATTGCCTTTTTCTGACGTGCTTTTTCTTCAGCATCCAAAGAACCTGAAGCTTCTTGAACCTGACGTATGGTATTTTGCAAACCTGGTCTTGTAATTGCATCAGCCATTATCTTGTCATCTTTCTGAAAATTTCATTTGCCGCATCAATTCTTTTTTGTTGCTTTTTAATTTTTGGATTTTCGAATCTAGATTCGAATATAAGACAAGCTTCCTCTGGTGTTTTAGCTCTCTTTAATTCATTGTATCGATAATACTCTTTATGATCGTTCAACTCTTTGATAGTAAAAAGTAATTGTGCATATAAACTTTGCCACCTCAAATTTCTCTCGCTGGCGAATTGCACCAAGTTTTGATACCTTGCAACACTAGGTGCTGAGTTCCATTGTGCAATACCAAACGATCTTTCGGGTGGTGCTGATGCAGCAACGGTGTCT